CAGAGAAAATGTCTAAAGGCTCTTAGAAAGTATGGTATAATAGAAACTAAGCGTAAAGGTATTCCTGCTAAACAATTCTTTAAAATTAATGAAGAAGTAGTTGTTAAGTTTCTTAATAACTTGTCATCAACAAACTTTACTTCTATTAATAAGAATAAAGTAATAACAATACATAATAAATACTTTAATAAGCCAAAACTTTCTGAAGTTAAAGATTATTGTATCTTACGCAAAAATGGTATAGATGCAGAAGCGTTTATTGATTTTTATGAAAGTAAAGGTTGGATGGTTGGGAAAAACAAAATGAAGGATTGGAAAGCAGCAGTTAGAAATTGGGAGCGTAGGGAAAAAAAGAAGCCCAAAACAATGTCAAAAATAGATGCACAAATTAATGAATACTTAAAAGGAAAAGAATACTTATGAATAAAGAAAAAGAAATATTATATTGCCCTAAAAAGCAGGGTTCGTTTAGAATGATGTTTGGATTTGCTATGCCTATGATGTATGCAAATAGAAGAAAAAGTAGTGGAATAAAAAAAGTCTTTGTAAATTTAAAAGCAGATAGAATGAACCAATATTAAAAGAATATAAATATGAAACCATTAAAACAAGAAAATTTAAAAGAGCTAACAGAAAAAGTTTATGATTTATTAAACACAACCAAAATTGAAATTGGTTACAATACTGATGGCAAAACTTTAGCTAGTCTTAGTAAAATATTAGCTAAGGACTTAATACAAGAAAGGCGTTTTGGAGATATGACTTTCAATCAAGTTCAAGATGCTTTTCATCAGGGCGTAAGATTTGGAAAAGATGAACCCTTTTTAAGTATCAGGCTTTTTTATAAATGGATTTGGGCGCATAAACAGGAAAGAATAGATGTGGCAACTCATCAAGTAGAAACTTTAAAAAATCCAAAAGGAAAGACCCTTTGGTATCAAGAACCTTTAAAACAAATAACATGAAAGAACAAAAAAATGAACTATCTAATATTGAAGATGTAGATAAAGTAATATTAGAGATCTTAGGAGAAACAAAAGAATATTGCGAACAATGTAATGAAGATCTACCTAAAGAACACACCTGCTATACTTGTTGCGGTGATGAAATAACAGGTGAAGTAGAAGATGTAGGGCTTTGTCCTACCTGCTTAGAACACATATAAAATGAAGATACTAACACTCATTTGGTTATTAATTATTGTTGTGTGTATTTTAGAAGCATATTTTTGTACTAAGTTTGAAGATCAATTATGACACACATGAAATTTGAAAGAAAAGAAAATAAGAAAAGAGAAAAAGAAACTCTTAAAACTTTCTGTAAACATTTCGAATTAACATTTGCAAAACATCCTGAGTATGCACATATTGACGCTGTACTATATAGCAAAGGAAAGATTACAGGCTTTGCAGAAGTAAAGGGAGTTCATAAAAGTATAGAAAAAGCGTATGATGTAATAGTTTCTATGCGTAAAATGGTAAGAGCTCAGAAGCTACAAGTTAATAGTGGCAAACCTGTTGTAATAATATGGGCTTTTAATGATGGTATAGTTTATGAAAGAATAAATAATCTTAAAGGTATTTTCTATTATGGTGGTCGTAAAGAAAGAATAGGTAGTACCTATGACCAAGAACAACTCGTTAAAGTATTAGTAAAAAACTTAATAAAATTATGAAAGATAAATTATTAGTCTGTACTTTTAGTGGTGGTAGGACATCAGCTTTTATGGGATTAATGTTGAAAGATTTACCAAAATATAAAGAATTTAAAAAGCTATTTATATTTGCCAATACAGGAAAAGAAAAAGAAGAAACTCTTGAATTTATTGATAGATGCGATAAGGAATGGAATTTGAATGTAGTATGGTTAGAAGCTAAGATAATTACTGAAAAAGGAATTGGAACTACATATAAGATTGTAGATTTCAAAACTGCTAGTAGAAATGGTGAGCCTTTTGAAGATATGCTTAATAAATATCCTATGCCTACAGTATTTGCAAGTAATTGTACAAGAGAATTAAAACTAGCACCTATGAATAAATATATAAAAACTCTTGGATTTAATCAAGTAATAACAGCTTTAGGAATTAGGTATGATGAAAGACACAGGAAAAGCAATACTGCTGAAGAACAAAATATAGTTTATCCATTATGTGATGATTTAAAAGTAGATAGTAAATTCATACGTGATTGGTGGTCAAGACAATGCTTTGATTTAAAGCTAAAAGATTATGAAGGTAATTGTGATTTGTGTTTTAAAAAATCAGTAAGAAAAAGATTGACACTAATAAAAGAAGATCCTAATATTGCTAATTGGTGGTTAGAAGTGGAAAATAAATACTCAACTGATAAAGTGCCAAGATTTGATTTAAGAACAAACATCAGTATGGAAGAACTTATTGAAAAAGCACAACACCCTTTTAGAACAATACAAGACCAATATGAATTAGGTAAAACACAAGCAGCACTATTTGATGAAGATTTAGATATAGAAACAGATTGCTTTTGTAAAGCTACTTAATATGAAAAAGACAATTAGTAAGCTAAAAAAAGAACTAGACAAATGGTTCAGTTTATATATTCGGTTGCGTGATGCAACTGATGAAGGTATGGTACAATGTTTCACTTGCGGAAAGATAGACCATTATAAGCGTATGCAAAATGGACACTTTCAGTCTAGGCGTTTTATGGCAACTCGTTATTCTGAATACGGAAATTGTGAAGTACAATGTCCTGCTTGTAATGTTTTCCGATATGGTGAGCAATACAAATTTGCTTTAAATTTAGATGCTAAGTATGGTTCAGGTACTGCCGAATATTTAGAAGGGTTAGCTAGAATAACAAAGAAGTTTAGCCGTATAGATTATGAAGAACAAATAAGTTATTACAAATCTATTGTTGATAAATTAAAAAAAGAAAAAGGAATTGAATAGATATTTTTTTAACTTTGGAAAATGAGAAAACCAATATATGCAAGTAAGCAGCACGAAATAATCATAAAGGACTATATGACTATGACAAAAGAGTTCGTTAAGGACTTATCAAACGAAACAAGATTTAACAACTACTTGGATATTTTTGACATAGTAATTGATTATCATAATAATTATGGTAGTGGAGTAAAGGAAGATAATTGGTACGATTGGGTAATGATCCTGCCTATCAATATTTCAGTTATGACCAATGGATATTTAGCTGCAATAGAAACTAAAAGAAATTCAGCATTAGTTAGGTCGTACCGTTTAATACTTACTGAAATTGTTCACGAAGTAGTGGATAAGATAGAAAAACTAGAACCGATTAATGACTGATATATATATAGAAATATCAAAGCTAAGTTCTAAGTTCAGGACTATGTGCTATGGACTTACAAAAGACAAAGTAGCTATTGATGATGCGGTGCAGGAATTGATGATGTATTTTATGCAGATGAATCCTGAAACATTAAAGACAATTTGGGAGAAAAGCGGCAAAGATGGGATTATAAGATATGGTGCTGTAGTTTTAAGACGTGCTTTAACAAGTCCTAGAAGTCCTTTTTATTATAAGTATAAAAAATACTACACTAATTTAGTTGGAGTTTATATGAGTAATACTAGTATGGATAATTTTCATAAAAGTATTTACAATATACCTGAAGAAAAGCTAGACAATTATCAATGGACAAAGCTAGAAGAAATTGACAAAGAATTAGACAAGCTAGATAGTTGGTATGATAAGAAAATATTTGAGCTGTACTATTCAGGCGAAACTTTAGATAGTTTGGCTAAGAAGACAGGTATAAGTCGTAACAGTCTTTTTACTACAATAGATAAAGTAAGAACACTATTAAAAAAAGAGCTTCTTGATGAATAAGTTTTTTGTATCAAATGAAGTGTATGAAGATAGAATAGCTATCTGTAAAGGATGTGTTTATTATTCAAAGCCGTTAGGACAATGTAAACGGTGCTTATGTTTTATGAAAGTGAAGGCACGAATAGCACCAATGGAATGTCCTCAAAAGTATTGGAGTAAGACTACTGAGATGAAAGCACCTGATGAACTGCCTAAAGAAATAGTTGAAGAAATACTAGACTTATGGAAAGACTTAAAAACAGGAAGGGCAAAAGACATAGCAGCTAAAAAGAAAATGATAGAATTATACAACACGATATACAACACTAACTATAAAACAGGAACTAATTGCGGCTCTTGTATATCAGCTTGTTTTGATGGTATTAAAAAATTATATTATGAATACTCTTAAAGTAATAGAACGTACACTTAATTGTGTAGATAGTAAAGGCATAGCTAGAGGGTGGGTAATTTACTATGATAATAACGATAGGATCAAAGAAATAAAATCTTTATTCAATCCTGAAACTTATGAAGGCAGCAGATATGTACATACTGATACTGAGATTATTGAGAAACTAGCTAATGAAAAACTAAAACAATGAAAATACTAATAGGAATAGTAGCATACGCTTTAGGGTGGTACATAGGTTACAGTAAAGGCTATAAAAAAAATAAGATATATAAAAATATATTTGAAAACGAAAAACTAAAACAATAGATATGGAAACATTAATATTAATATGTGTAGTAATGCTAATTATAGTAATGGTAATACCAACTAAATAATGATACAATTTATTTGTAATACTTGTAATGAAACTAAAGATCTTCAGAAAGCCACCATTAAAGTAATAGACGGTAAGGTAAGAACACAAGAAGCGTATTGTAAAAAGTGTAAGGAATGGATGCAAGAAATTGAAAAGGACTTTGGCGGCTTTCCTAGTCTGATAAGAACGGAAGAAACACTAACTCGAAAAGGTGATAAACTTTGGGAAGGAGCTAAAGAAAAGCTATTAGGTGAAAGAGGTATAAATGAGGACTACTAAATAAATAACGACTAATTCTATTATATATTATGAAACAACAAGTTAAGCTACACAAGATAAAAGGAAACCCTAACAATCCTAGAATTATTAAGAACGATAAGTTTAAAAAGCTAGTTAAGTCAATACAGGATTTTCCTGAAATGTTAAAGCTAAGACCAATAGTAGTAGATGAGGATATGATTGTACTTGGTGGCAATATGAGATTAAAGGCAAGTAAAGATGCAGGACTTAAAGAAGTATGGATTGAAGTAGCTGAAGGATTTACTGAAGAACAAAAGAAAGAGTTTATAGTAAAAGACAATGTAGGCTTTGGAGAATGGGAGTGGGATTTGTTAGCTAATGAATGGGATAGTGTACAACTTGCCGAATGGGGCTTAGATGTATGGCAAAATGAAGATGATATAAAAGAAGAAGAAGAAATATACACTAAGAATATTGAAGCACCTACTTATGAACCTAAAAATGAAAAACCAAAAGAAGAAGAACTTTACAATGAAGATAAAGTAAAAGAGCTAATAAAAAAGATAGGACTTTCTAATATAGAAAAGGAAGAAAAAGAATTTTTAATAAAAGCTGCTTACAGACATACAGTATTTAACTATCAAAGTATTGCAGATTTCTATGCTCATTCAAATAAAGAGGTTCAGGATCTAATGGAAGAAAGTGCACTAGTGATTATTGATTTTAATAAAGCTATAGAGAATGGATATGTTAAATTGAGCAAAGAGGTACAAGAACTATATGAAGAAGAGTATGGAGACAGTGTACCTTATGAAAATATAAACGGAGTATAATGGAAGATTTTGCAATATTTATACTTACACACGGAAGACCTAACAATGTTATAACATATAACACTCTTAAAACATCAGGATATACAGGTGATATTTATATAGTAATTGACAATGAAGATAAGTCAGCAGAAAAATACTATAAAAACTTTGGTGATAAAGTTATAATGTTTGATAAAGAAGAAATAGCTAAAACATTTGATGAAGCAGATAACTTTGAAGATAGACGAGCAATAGTGTATGCAAGAAATGCTTGTTTTAATATTGCAAAAGATTTGGGTATTACTTATTTTATGCAAATGGATGATGATTACAGAAGTTTTCATTTTAGATTATACAAATCAAATAAAGACACACCAAAACGAATTAAAAATATAGATAATGTATTTAATGTTATGTTAGATTTTTACAAAACAATTCCTGCAAAAAGTATTGCGATGGCTCAGGGTGGTGATTTTATTGGTGGTGCAGGTTCAGGAACAGCTAAAAGTAAGAAATTAAAAAGAAAGTGTATGAATAGTTTTATATGTTCTACTGAAAGACCTTTTAAGTTTAATGGAAGAATAAATGAAGATGTCAATACATATACTTATAAAGCAAGTATCGGTCATATATTTTTTACTATTCCTACATTATCATTAGAACAAGAAACAACGCAAAGTAATAAAGGTGGAATGACAGACATATACTTGGATAAAGGAACTTATATCAAATCTTTTTATTCGGTGATATTTAGTCCATCTTCAGTAAAGGTAGCTTTAATGGGTGATAAGAATAAGAGGTTACATCATAGAGTTTCTTGGAACAATGCAGTACCTGTTATCTTAAACGAAATACATAAAAAATAATGGAACAGAATAGAACACAAATAGCAAAGGAGAGAATGCTTAAAGCACTAGAGGGAAGTCTAGGTGTAGTAACAACTGCATTAAAAACAACAGATCTTTCAAGAACTAATTACTATAAGTGGTTAAAAGAAGATGAAGACTTTGCACAAAAAGTAAAAGATGTAGAATTAATAGCACAAGATTTTGTTAAGTCTAAATTCTATGAATGTATAAAAGACAAAGTACCTTCAGTTGTAATTCACGCAGCTAAAAACATATTAGGTATGAATGAAACAAATAAGTTAGATTTAACTTCAGGTGATGAACCTATAAAAATTAATGTAAATATAAAAGGAGTTGAATATTGATACTGAATTTACTAAGACACAAGAACAAGCTATTGAATATCTGTTTGATAAAAGTACAACTGAAGTTTTATTTGGTGGAGCAGCAGGTGGTGGGAAGTCTTGGGTAGGTTGTGCTTGGCTTATACTGATGTGCTTAAAATACCCTAAGACTAGATACTTAATGGGTAGGTCAAAGCTAGACAGTTTAAAGAAAACAACTTTAAATACATTCTTTGAAGTATGCGAAACGTGGGGCTTGAAAGCAGATAAACATTATAATTTTAACGCAAGTTCTAATATCATAACATTTAATAATCGTTCTGAAATAATGCTAAAGGATTTGTTCTTGTACCCTTCAGACAGGAACTTTGACAATTTAGGATCTTTAGAAATAACAGGTGCTTTTATAGATGAAGCAAATCAAATAACTGAAAAGGCAAAGAATATTGTAGCTTCAAGAATGAGGTATAATTTAGACAAATACAATATCATTCCTAAACTGCTTATGACTTGCAACCCTGCTAAGAATTGGGTGTACACTCAGTATTACAGACCTGCAAAAGAAGGGAAACAAAAGCCGCATAGAAAGTTTATACAAAGTCTAGTTGATGATAATGAGTATATAAGTAAATATTACAAAACACAATTACTTACTTTAGATGAATTATCAAAACAAAGATTACTATTTGGAAATTGGGAATATGATGCTACAAATGATAGCTTAATTGAATATGATGCAATACTAAATTTATTTGGCCAAACAGGTGTTAATGGCAGTAAGTACATAAGCTGTGATGTAGCACGTTTTGGAAGTGATAAGACGATTATAATGTATTGGGAAGGGTTACATATTAGAAAGATACAAACTATCCTTAAATCAGCTGTAAATGAGGTTGTAGATGAAGTAAGGAAAATACAACAAGAATATCAAGTACCTTTACATAATATTATAATTGATGAAGATGGTGTAGGTGGTGGAGCTAAAGACTACCTCAGATGTAGGGGCTTTACAAATAATGCTAGACCTTTAAAGAGTGAAAACTATCAAAACTTAAAAACACAATGCTACTATAAATTAGCAGATCTTATTAATAAAGGACAATTAGGAATTACTTGTAATGATATAACTGCTAAAAATAATATCATAGAAGAACTTGAACAGGTAAGAACTAAGGATGCTGATAAAGATACTAAATTACAAATCATACCTAAAGATACTATTAAAG